GGCCCTCCAAGCGGATTGGGCGGCCCTACGCAACACCACCGGAGTGGTGCCGCCTCGAGTAGAGCAGCCGGGTTAGGAACGATTCCTGTTCGAGTCGCCGTCGCCAGCGAGTGGTGTTGTAGTGGGTTAGGTCGTCGAAAAAGCACTCCTCAACAAGGTCCAAATGCGCAGCGGCATCCTTCCGCCGCATATTTGGCCGTTCCCTGAAGTACTTAGCTGCCTCTGCCCTGACAAGTGCAATGTTGCCGGGCACCTTGCGGTCCATGGCGCCTGTGCCAAGAATTAGGCGCAAATGAATGACCGCTTCCACCACAATGCGCGGTCGATGTACAACAGAACGCGTTGCGTCATGCTCGTCATCAGCCGCGGGAACGTGGACAACTTCGGGTCGGATATAATTGGAAAACCCTTCCGTCTTTGACTCCAGCATCTCACGCCGGTATTCTCTGTGTCTACGCTCCTCCAACTCAAGCATACCATCATAGCCACTGTTCCCCACACACATCCGCAGCGCTGAGTTGAAGAAGTCTCCAACCCTGCGGCACGCATCAGTGAGCCACCCCACTTGGGCGTCCCTCCCGTCCAATGCTGGTCCGAGAGGGAGGGTCGTGTCCCTGACCGGACACGGGGCAGTCGAAACCACCACCTCCGCGGCGATCCGCGGCGTCATCCAATAACCAGCCTCCCCTGGGCTAAGGCTGGCCACCAGTTCGCTAGGCCCACGCTCAATCGCGTAATAGCCCAACAGGTCATGTCGACCAGGACGGTCGGCACAACCCTGCACCACATACGGCACAATGGCCAAACAGGGCTGACGCTCCTGCATGATAGCCAACGGTTGGATCCATCCCAAGGCCAACAGACGAGCTGTGGCTGTGGCGGGAGGACCTAGCGGAGGCATAGGCACTCTGTACGGCACAATGGCACGAGTTTGACTTGTACAAGGCAGTCTAGTTCTCCCCCTACGGGAAGGACGACCTCTAGCAGTCCGTAGCGCGTTCATCGAAGTTACAATTTATGCTCCCTAAGGATACACCGATGCTTCAAACCCCTGGTCAGTGGAGAGATTAGTTCTAGGCACGCTTTACCCA